CAGTCGAAGCAGGCATACAAGCTGGGTTACCATTGATGATACTCACGATACCGTGGTCACTTTGGTAAAGCTCAACCGATAACTTGATTGTGGAAGAACCACCATCGTAGTTAACTGAACGAACTGAATCAGAGAGAAGTCCACCAACACGAGCGAAATCAGAGATTACACGACGAAGACCTGTGTCAGCAACAAGAGTCAAGCTATCTACGTTGCCTGTTTGGCGGTAGATGCTGGAGATCAAGTCGTTGAACTCAGCTTCGTTAAATCCAGTTGTAGCATAGATGCTAGAAGCAGGAGTTTCGAATCCAGCAGGAACTAGACCTGTGGCAGGAGTGTCGTCGATGAAAGCACCAAGACCAGCAGTAAGATAAGCATCGGAGCCGTTTCCTACTTGTTTGTCTTGAGAACCACAAAGAGTAAGCTCGATGTCACGTTTTAGTTCACGGATTGACTTAGCTTCAGCCTCAGCAAGTTTAGCAGGACCGACAGAATCAGTAGCCTCTTGGAGGTCTGATACCATGTAGTCACGGCGGAACTTTTGAACGTAGTTAGAAGTACGTTCACGAGCGGCGAATGCATCAGTGAATGCCGCAACGTCAGCACCTTCGACAACACCTGTAGCGGCTGGATCGTCCAGCTTGTCAAGTGTCCACTCGAAGTTAACGTTACTAGCTTTTTTGCGAGAACCACCGGAGAGAACTGGAGTCTCTTCGGGGGCAAGGATAGACAGGATGTCAGTTAAGTCTTCTCTATTGGAAGCCGCCGATCCCGGTGAAGTTGTGAATGTATTTGAAAAATCAGGCATTGTATTAAATGTTTATTGATTAGATAATTGAAGGGTTCGTAGGCGAATGAAATCACTTTTGTTTCCGCTATCACGGAATTGTTGACTTATTGCTTTGATGTTTTGAGCCTTCTTAGATGTAGAACGATCTGATACCGATGCCGAAGGAATGCCGCTTTTAGGAGGATTCATGGATCCAACTGGCTTCCTTGCATACAAACTATTTGCCGCATGAGCAATTAGGTATGGTAGTTGTGCGGAGACTTCGGGCATAACTGATTCAAGTTTTTGCAAACGAGGATCTTGCATCATAGCCTGATACTTTTGGTTAACGTCATTGCTGTCGTCATCCATCCACGTCAATTCTTTTTTAGCTTGTTCAGCAAATGCAGATTTTAATTGCACTGACTGAGCTTGCTCTTGTAGTTGACGTAGGCGATCAGGTAGAAACGTATCCTTTGTTTTACGTGCATTACGTAAAGTCTGACGGATCTGAGCTTTTGTAAGCTCTTGACCATTAGCTTCAGTAACAACGTCTTCGGGTCCGTAACCATCGCTATTAAAAATAAGATCTTCCGCCCATTCGATTACTTGATCCATTTCCTGTGCTTTGCCTTGCAGTTCTTCAACTGTATTCAAATCATTAAAAGGATTGTCTTCGACTGGTTTCTTTGTGTTAAGAGGATCTTCGGATTGCATCTCTGACTTTAAACGAGCAAGCTCTTCTTCGGCTTGTTTACGTTTAGCTGTCAGTTCTCCAAACCTAGCAACGGCACGACTCCCTAACTTTTCAGCTAGTTCCCGTAATTCGTCTTCGGACATATCGTCCATATTCATCTGAGAAAGAACATCATCAGCAGATTCTTCTTCGGTTTGTTCAACCGTTTCTGTTTCTGCATCAACAACTAGGGATTCTTCTTCAACTGATTCAGGAGCTACTTCCTCTGTTTGTTGAGTAGTAACTTCTTCTTCAGTTGGGATTCCTCCCAAGCGAGCTTGAGCGAACTCAGCTACACTGATATTTGTACTGTCCACTGAACTTGCGGCTTCAGCGATCTCCGGATTTGATTCGTCTGTCATAATTACCCACTCCTTGACGGCGAGCGATGCCGATGGTTTTTATTATATCACACTTAATTTCTATGCTTCTCAATTAGAGAATCATAATCAACCATGTGTAAAATTTGATCATATGACAACAGTCTACCACTGATCTGTTGTATATTGTCTGAGTTAGCAAGGTGCAATTCTTCGATGCACTCTTCTCTCATTGTTAAAACAAATCCCATGAAACGAGCAAATGCTTCGTATTGAGATAGTGTTTCTAAATCTGCTTGTATGTTAGTAGCTGGACTCGTTTGCATTTTGTGTATTTACGTTGCCGACTTCTGCCGGTGATGTTCCGATACGTCCGATCTGTGCATTTTCTGCTTGTTGCATTTGGAATGTATACTGACCCATATACTTTTCTAAACGTTGAGCAAACATTTGATCTTGCTGTAAGCGACCGGCTACATCTTCTTGCTGTGAATATTCTTGGATTAGTTGAACTGCGGTCTGACCACCATTGGGTCGAGCCGGCATTTCAATACCTGCAAAGATCTTAGCCAAGTCGTCAGTAACTCCACGAATAACTTCGTCTTGGGCGACCTGAGGTGACTGAAGTATACCGTCCGCTAGCACCGGATCAATCGATGATGCGATTGCTGTAAGTAAGTTATCTACATTCATTAGACCATTGCGATCATACTGAAGCATACCAAGCATTCCTTGTAATTTTTGTGATTGTGCTTCTGGATCCGTAGTCAATACATCATAATTAATCATGATGTCAAAACTTTCGTTTGGATCTCCTTTAACCATTTGAACTGACTCAGGAACACCGGTAACCCGGAAGAATGTGCTATCAGGTCCAAACCGTTGGTAGCATTTGAATGCCATACGTAGGACTTTAGCTGTATGCTGAAGAAACTTATCGACCAAGAATTGCTTGCGAACACCGCTAATTTGACTGGTTTCATCCAATCCGCACAAGCGATCAGCCTGAGCCTGTTGGGTTTGTTCCATCTCAATGGACCCGGTAGGCGGTGGCGGAGTAGGTGCAAAGTCAATATCCCCCTTGCGACGATAAGGAATGTAACGACCGGGACCCCAATCAGTTGGTGCCTGACCCACTGGGTGAATGATCGGAGGCATTGTTGCAATGCTGTTCCGGTCAATCCGTGAATCACGTTCGATCTTAATTTGATTTTGAATACCACGAAGGATCTGAGGGAAGGTCATCGTATCATACATACGTTTGCTGTCCTCAGATAAACGTGTGACTACCACTGGGTAATCTTCGTATCCGTTAAGTAATTCAAACTTGGCAAAGCCGGGAATGTCTCCGTCTCCGCTAAACTCCCTGTGAAAGACCGTGCAATAGATTCCCTGTGCACCATCGTCCGGATCTACCAAACGTTGATAGCCGTAGATAATTTCAATTAGCTCATCTTGCTGATCAGTGTTATCAGTAAAGATCATGCTACGGTTTTCGTCTCGATCACGATCAACCATAACATCTGTAGATCCACGATACCTTTCAATGATGTGCTGAACAAAGTCAGCATCCCATCCGTCAGTCAGAACCTTACCTTCTAGTTCTTGTGCTGTGTATGATGTCCGCCAGAAACAATAAGGTGCTCGCTGAGGATCAGTAACATAACTCGGGAAAAAGAAATCTCCGTCAGGGGAAAGTGTTTTTATTTCGGGTGCATCTACTAAACGGCGGATCAAAGGTAGAACCGTTTCGCTGGTGTTACGAAGTTCTTTGATAGCTTTTTTTGCTGTTTTAATATTGATACCATCAAACGTAGTCTCAACAAAAGCGGCGAGTTCATTATCGTTACCCCCATCAAGAATGGAGCGATAGATCTCTGGGTTCATTTGTCCTATCTGATCCATGGTTACAGTTTGTTTAAACCGAGTATCTTCCCGGTTCCAACCTACGTATGTAACCATTAATCCTCGTTCTAGCAGATAGTTAGCACCTAGTTCCATTTCTTCGGCGAACCGATTAATGTAACCACTTGTAACCATCCAACGGAGAAAGTTTGAGACGACCTTTGAACGTCCGATGTCATTGATCTCAACGGGGAATGCCCGGATGTTTGCACGGTTAAGTGCTGACATAAACAAAGATACTAAACGTGTAATACGTTCGTCAATAGTATGGGACTCCATGTCGGATGCCCCATCCCAAGGGAAGGCATCTGCTCCATGCTTTCTAAGATCCCGGGACTTGCCGTTCCAGAAATTGCGGCGGTCATCATAAGATGTGCGGCACACATCGAAGTATGGTTCTAGTTCAACTACCGTCTGATCGTAAGCACGGCGGAGAGCATTGACGTTGGGTTCATCCCCAACGTATGTTAAGGATTCAAAAATATCTTCGTTTTGCATTTAGTTTTTCTCTAACGGTTGTAATGACCTGATGGACATAGCCCTTATTCACCCCAATTTTATCACACAAATCTAAAGGTTTCATCGGAAGGTTTTCTTCGCCATTAAAATACCTCTGGAGTATTTCCCAAGCCAGCAACCTGTCAACCTGTTCGTCTATAAAATCCGGATTAAGTGTTATGTCTTGTTGGGATGTATCTGTAGCTGGATCCTGCATTGTCTGTAATTTCCTCAACCTTGATTATCTTTCCGTTTAACTTGCCCTTGAATCTTCGTGGCACAATTACCGGAACCTTTTTACTTAGCTCTTTTAAATAAACGTAAACATAATTGGGGTTAGGTGCTTGGTGTGTTACTTTACCCGTGAAGTAAGCAGGAACTAACTCAGGTATATCTAGTTTGTCTTTAACTATGCTGACCGCATCGTCGGTTAACCAAGTGTTCTTCCCCTTGCCGCTAATATCATCTTCGGAAACATTTTCTTCAATGATAGTAGAGATAGTTAAAAAATCTACCTCTAGTTCTTCTGCTAGTGCTGTTGCTTTTGTCTTAGCCATTTAATATCCTCCTGTTGTTTTTTGTGTTACCTTCATGTCTTTGTTGGTAACGTGGTCAGGACCTTCGCCCCGGTTAGCCATACGTAGATAACGAATCACGTCAAAGAAATCCTTTAGTGGTTCGTCAGCTTTTCCGTTAGCATTGTAGTTAATTAAACTGTCAATCAAGTTGCCGCATCGTTCGTGAATGTAGCAACGAGGTTTATTCATTTCATCGATGCTGGCATTAGGATTATAACTGAACCAATCGTCCAGTGCACTGATACCCATGTCCTGTGTCCTGCCATCTGATGGGACAAAGACTAAGCCATGATCGTAGAATGTAGTAAATAAGTCGTCATTATTCTCGTTTTCCCGGGCAAAATAACGTGAATCCCCTATCCTTTCAAAGACTTCTACCCCGTGTGATTCCTCTATTCCTAGGAATAAATCAGTGTATCCTTGCACATCGTAGCCTATTTTCTTTGATGCCGGTCCACGTTTCCACTTTGGATCCCCGAA